CCTTCCCTAATCATTTTAACCTCAGTTCCTTGAAGTACGATTCCGGCAGTATAAGTCTCAATAATCTCATATTCAAATGAAACTTTTCTGTTCTTTATTTGAATATTATTTCCCATACTCAACAAATATACAAATATTTTTCCTGAAAAACAAAAAAACCCAAATAAAAAATTACTTTTACTTGGGTTTTATAATTTAACCAATAAAGAAGGGGGATTGGTTTGTGAATATAAATATACACAAAGTTGAAAAAAACTCAATCCTTGTATGAAATTTCAATAACTTTTTTAAGTTTTTCATTTACTGACTCAGGAATGTTATCAAATGTGAACCAACCACATTCAGAGTGTTCGATTCCATCAACAGCATTTTCTAAGTCAGGATATATCTTTTCTTTAACTTTCATAAGGTAAACATACATAAGACTTTTACCCATTGGAATTAAACTAATCAATTTTAAGTTCTTATTAACTTTAAGATTTGTTTCTTCTTCGAACTCTCTTTTCATGGCATCAATAGCATCTTCACCTTCATTTAGATGACCACTAGGAATACTCCAAACACCACCATAAGTTTGGTCTTCACTTCTTTTACAAAGCAAAACCTCATCACCACATTTTACAATTATTCCTGCTGACCTATTAAAGTTATCCATAGTTTGATATTTATAGTTATGTTAATAAATATAGGAAATCACAAATTCAAAGTCAAAGTTGTATTTTCTCAAAAAGATACCTCAAAAGGTATGATGGGTAAAAACTTTGATAACACATTTAATGGTATGTTATTTTTGATGAACTCAGGTGAACACGCATTTTGGATGAAAAACTGCATTATACCATTAGACATTATTTTTATTGAAGATAATGTTATTACAAAAATCCACCATAATTGTCCTCCTTGTGAAACTGAAGATTGTCCAAACTATTTTGGAACTGGTGATACCATACTTGAATTGAAAGGTAATACCTGTAAAAAATTAGGTATTCGAGAAGGTGATTCTGTTTTATGTTAAGATAAAACTTTACCAAGACCTGATGATGAACCACCAAACAATGAACCCAATAATGTAAATGGGTCAGTTGGAATTGGTGATGATGTACTTGTTGATGTAGGTGGAGGTGGGACATCATCAACTTTTGAACTTGCAACGTCTTGTTCCATATTTCTTTGAGCTTGAGGACTTCTATTGTATTCATCAAGTTTCGATTCAAAATCAGGAACTTTAGATTCAACTTCTTCAGGACCTACAGTATTTGCTAATCCAACAGCATCCAAAAATCCTAAATACCACTTACTTCTTCTCATTAATGACCTTGTTGCCGGATTACCTCCGAATAATCTAAAACTACCAGCATTTAATTTTTCCCAAAGAGGTGCGTTTGATTTCATATATTTCAACCAATTATTCTTAACTCCACCAAACTCTCTAAACCCTTTAAATACCGCTTCCGCTTCTTTACCTGCTTTACTCGCGGTCTTCATTTCAACTGAAGCACTTTTAAATAATTTAACATAATTTTCGATGAGTGGAATGATACGTCTAACTATTGGAAATTTATTTATAAATCCGGATAACATTTTTATTAATTTACCACCCCAAATTGGAGCTCTCTCAACAAATATTTTAAGTGGTCCTGATTGTTTTGCCGTTGATGCTATTTTAGCGGCATCACCAGCAACCATAGCAACCTTAAATTCTTTACCAATAATTCCTCCCGCTTTAAAAACACCAATTACTGGTTTAGCTACCACATCACCAACATAAGGAATTACTGAAATCCAAGATAATAAAGCAAATAAATGGTCACCTTGTTTCCAATAACTAATACCATTTATCAAATCAACAGTTCCTGTAGGGTCAAATATACCTGCAATATCTCCAACAGTATTATACCATTTTGCTTCGTTCAATAATTTAGATTTTTCAGGATGAAGAACTTTTAAGAACTCCAAAACAAATTTTTTATCATCAGAAGATAAACTATTCCATTTTTGTTCGAATATTTTTATTTCTTCCTCTTTATAGATTTGAAAGATTTTTTCTTTCAATTCATTCTCATTAAGTGATTTTGTTTTCATAAGTATTTTTTTTATAATCCAATCCAACGAAGGAATCTGTCAATTAATCCACCTTCTTCAGCAACAAGGTCCTTTAATCTTTCTTTATCTTCTTTTGTCATCTTTGACCAAGTTTCAGGACCCCAAACACCATCTACAGGATAAACACCCAAATTTTGTTGGTATTTACCGATTGCTTGTGCTGTTTTTGATTTCATATTATTATCTGTTAACCCATCTACGGTTAACCCAGCTTTAATTTTTTCATTCAAGAATCTTTGAACCCCTCTTACAAAACTATGCTGTGGGTCATCATCTTGTTCATTTAAAATCCCTTTAGTTTTGAAATTCTCGTGTAGATTTAAAATTCTACTTTTTTCTTCTTCTGATATTAATATTTTATTAGACATTTGATTTTTTATTATAAATATCTATAAAATAAAAAAAGAGGTTGGTTAACCTCTTTCAAATTCTAAATTTAATTGTTGTTTCTCTAATTTAAATGTTGAGACTCGTTTTCTTGCAACTTCCGTATAGTTTGGTGATAACTCAATTCCAATCCATCGTCTATCTAATATCTCAGCAGCAACCAAACTGGTTCCACTTCCTGCGAATGGGTCAAGAACAATATCGTTTTTGTATGTTAATATCTTTATTGCTTTTGTTGGAATGTCCATACTAAAAGTTGCCTTAGTTAAAGGTCTACTATCATTCAAGTATTTCCATTGTCCAAATACTAACTCCATAAAGTCTTTCTTATCTTCTTCCTTGTATATCATTTTCTTCTTACCATCTTCCTGTTCAACTAACTCACCAGTCCATTGAGGTTGACCTTTAACTATTTTTACATGTTGTTTTTTATAACCCAATATTACACATTCCTTTGGATTGTATATATATGGACTTGATGGACTCATCCAAGAACCCCAAGCTGTAGTCTTACTTCTATGTGGACTATCTTCCTCCAAATCAATAATACCAAAGAACTTGAAACCTACTTTTTTCATTACCTGATAAAATTCAGACACAAAAAATACTCTACCACCCCTTTCTTGAACATTTACTTCATAAGGAATATTGATTGAAACTCTACCGTCATCCTTTAGTAGTCGATAAACCTGTGTTAACCATTTCTCAGTCCAATCCCAATATTCACTCATAGGTAAATCATCTTTGTGGGTGTCATAAGGAATCTGAACATTGTATGGAGGACTACAAACCACCAAATGTACAGATGACTCAGGTATTTCTGACATCACCTCAATACAATCACCATTTAATACTTTACCAACGTAATTTTCAATCATTTTTTTGTTTTTTTATAATATTAATAATTTTTCCAAACAGTTTCAACTTTTGTTTTCTTTTCAAAATTACCATCAATTGTTTTAACATCAAATTGATGTTTTGTAAATCCATTCTCAATCAATGTATCATATAATTCACAATCATATCCACTAATCAATATTTTTGATTTACTATTGATTACAGAATTTAAAAAATTAACATGTCCTTCTCTATCCATGTCTACGTTATATCTTGCACCAGTTCTTGTACTCTGTTCATAAGGTGGGTCACAATATAGTAATGTATTTGGATTATTATATTTTTCAATTAACTTAATACCATCAGTATTTGTAACAATAACTTTTGATAATCTGTCATGTAATTCAGGTAGTCTGTCTATTGCCGATAGAAAATCTGAAACCGCTTTACTCATCCCTCTTCTTACATGAGTATTCATTGAGAATCCCCCAATTCCATTATGAGATGTCCTATTCACATAAAAGAAATAAAATGCTCTATCAACTATGGATAATTCTTTTTTAAGTTCTTCTTTAAATTCTTTCCTGATATCTTCAGAATAAAAAACCAAATCACACTTTTCTTTAAATTGTTGGAACAATTCTTTATCCGATATTACTTTATATAGAGAATATACATTCTTCTCCATATCATTGTACACTTCAATTTTTGTGATTGGTTTTTTTAAACCTACTATGAATGTACCCGCAAAAGGTTCAATATATTTATCATAACCATCAGTAGGAAAAAATTCAATAATCTTATTGTAGAAACCTCCTTTACTTCCGTAATACCTTACTGGTGCATTCATTTACCTTCCAACTTTTCAATGTGATGATTCAAATACCAAAGAGCCTTTTTAAGGTCTTCTAGTTCTTTCTTAGGGTCTTTTTTACCGGCTCTTGATATGTACTTAACCGTATTACCTAAACAAAACCCTAAGTCCCAAGCGTCAATAACTTTTATCGCTTCATAAAGATTTCCCGCCCCACCATAATGTTCTGGATGATTTACATGTTCTTTATTCTCCATTTTCTTCAGTTTTAAATAAAAGTGTTAATGTATTTGCATCAATAATAAATCTTAATTTTGTAATCATCAAGTTATCGTCAGAATAAGAATGTTTTCTTTCAAAATTAATTCCTTTTGGTGTAAATGATAAACCATTAACGACATCACCCACAGGACTAAGATATTCAATCGTAACTTTATTAATATTGAAAATATCTTTTGGGTTATAAGAATGAACAACCGTTTCCATAAACTCAGTTGTTAATATAATATCTTCACCCTCATTAAACATTTTATATTTTCTGAATAGATAAGGATGTATATCCATACCTTGTAATTTAATCAACCACCTGTTTGATTTTAATGGTTCTACAATTGGAAATTCTAAAATTTTACTCATTTGTTTTGATTTTTTTTATTAAGTGTTTGTATGATTTTTTCTCCACAACTAGATTATATACCTCACGAGATATATCATCTATAAAAATTAATGCGTCAGCATTTTTAAAATATCTTATTAAATCATTTTCATTTTCAATTATATGTGACAATGTTTCAACACTAACATATCTTTTATTGAATCCCATTTTCTTCGTATGATTTTAAACTTTTAACACTTTGAGCAATATACGCCAAAACTTTTC